GTTGAGATTCCATCAGCATCCAAAGCTTGAGTATCGGCAGTAATAAATACCGCTTTTACGTCTGATCCTGTCATTCTACCAGCCATGTTCTACTCCTATTCGTTTATAGTTCTGCTAATGCACTCGTAGTGAACGTGTAAAGCTTCAGCAGCGCCTGCACCAGCCTCAATACCAACATAAGGTATAAGATCAACATCATTAGTTAAGGCGGCAGTTTTAGTTACCGCAGTATCTGGTTGTAAAGCAGTTGCTGTTGTTCCACCAGTTGAGCCAGCAGTAGTTGCAACATTATACTGAACACCATTTACAAAGATTGTTGCTTGTCTACTTGAGTCAATAACAATTTTTAGATGATAAATTGTGTCTGCTGCTACTGTAATTGGTAATGCAGTAATGTAATCAGTTCCACCTATTGAATAAATAAAATGCCAAACAGTAAAGTCTGTAAATGCTTCTGAGTTAGTTGCATCTGTTTGGAATTTAAAATATGCCTGGTTAGCATCTGTAGCTACTAACTGATCGTTGGTAAGCTTTAGACCTGCCCAAACTTTTTGGTTATCAATAGCTGGTAAGCTAATTGAACATTCCCATTCAACTTGGTTTTCAGTACCCCAAAGAGTATCTGACCATGCAACAGGGTTTGCTAAGTGTGGTGTTACTATAGCTTGGTCTTGATCTGCGCCTGCTGTAGTCATAACAATACCAGCACTTGTTGCATTTCTAGTACATAGCGCAGAAGTCATATTAGTTCCTAAAACTTCAAAGTTATGATTTGCACCACTAACTAAGTTTTCTGATTTTGGAAATACTTTAGCTGTTAATGTACCAGAACCCAAATCAATAGCACCGCCAGTAAAGTTACCTAAAACAACTGTAACTGTATTAGCTGCTGTAACTGACGCTGTAATTGTTAAATCAGTAACATCAATACTCATAGAAGCAAGAACAAAATCACCCAAGGCAGCGCCTGTTACAGTAATTTCTTCTGTTTCTTCATTACCATCTGCAATAGATCCAAAGTCTTTTGTTTCTGATCCTATTAAAAAAGCTTGTAATTTTGGTAGTAAATCCCACCACTCATTTAAGTAATATCTTCTGGAGTCTTGGACACCATCTGATATTGTTCTATTTTGCATTAGACCAGTTGTTGAATTCTTACTGACTAAATCAAAATTATTTTCAGACCTTAATGGCCCACTAAACGTCGAATTTGCCATAATTTCCTCCTACGGAAATAAGTTTTATCGTCTTGGCTTGTCTGCTAGGTCAGTCGATAAAACAAATTAATTATCCTAGTCCTTTTGATTGTATATTAAATAAAGAATAAAAAGAAGAAAAAAAAAGGGAGCTAAAAGCTCCCTTAATATCAGTAGTTGAGTAATAAACCCTACTGAAGGTTCAATTAAGCTCCTTGAGAACCATAAACTGCTCTAAAGTTAGAGTACCCAAATGAGTATCTTTCTCTAGCTTTATAACGCATGTTACCTGTATCGAAGTCGCCTTCTAATGCAGTTGACATAGGTGATCTTTCAAAATGCTTGAATCCATCAGGACAATCTGTCTTGATGAAGAAAGCATCCGTATCAGTTAAGTAGTGGTTTACTACATAACCGTCAGGGATCATACCCATGTTTCTAACAGCGTTAATGTCGTTATCAGAAGTTCCTACTCTCCCTGGGGATTGTAGAAGTCTATCTGCAACAAATTGTAGTTGAGGTGGAACGATTAGTTTCATTCCTCTCAAAGCAATAGCAAGACCTCTATCATCTGTAAACGTGCTAATGTTGATAAGCGCGTCTTCAAGTGAAGTCTCATTCAAGTCAGCCATAGTAGTTGCACGGTTAGCAAGTGAGCCACCGCCACCTAAAGGGTGGTCAGTTGCAATCAATACTTTACCGTCACCACCTGCTGTAGCGAACGCATTGTTCAATACAGCGGCTGCTTTGATTTGCTTTGTGTTTGCCATAGATCGAGCGAGTGCTTTAGTGTATCTAGCTCCCAAACGGTCATATAGATTATCCTCTACTGCCTCTTCTGTTAGAGCAAAAGCAAGTGCTACAGTTTCGTGAGTGTAACGTGAAGTATAGCCTTCGTTAGCGTTATCAAATCTAACGCCAGTGCCTTCAGCTTTTACTTCTGCATTACCAAAACCTGATATAAGAACTTCTTCTTCAAACGCTCTGTCTGATGATTCAGTATCAAATATCTCAGCATGTTCTGCTTCGTATCTGGCATATTCCAACCCAAACAGGGCGTTTAAACCAGGCTCTAGTTCTTTTGCTAATTGTGAACGATTAATAGCCATTATTTATACTCCTGTTACTGTGGTGTAGAAATGCTCATTAATGTATACGATTGCATTTACGTTAGCTGAACCTGTAGTGCTATTTGATGGATCAGTAGAGAATCCTACGATTCTGAACTGAGCAGTAGTAGCTGCTGTAGTTGAACTAATTTCAGCAGCAGACATACCAGTTTTAGTAGACCCAGAAGTGTAAGCCAACTCAACGTTGTTACCTACAGCAGTCTGCGCTAGTGAACCAGTACATTGTACTTCAAACAGAGAATCAGGGTCATCGTCAACAAATGCTACAATATCGTCGGATGCTGTAGTTGTTGGAAAGTATGATGAAAATACTACATCACCAGAACTGTTCGTAAACTTACATCCTCTGAATATTCCCAATAAAGTAGTTGCCGCGCCAGCTACTAGAATAGTACCTGTATTAAGCATCTTTACTGGATCGCCCGAAAAGATATTCCCAGTCGCGCCAGTTGCAATTTCATACTCAGTAACACCGCCATTTGCAACGCCACCGCCTTTTTTGCCTACTGAACGAAACCCGAAAGGTGCATCTTTATTAGCCATAATGATATCCTTTATTCAGTTAAAAAATGGTGATGATCGTTAATCACGATTACCACCTCCAAAAGTCACGCTTGTTTTTCTCTCTGGTCGTAAGATCGGAGAACTTGGATCAGATTCTTTCATTAAATCATTGTCAACTGCATCTTGTTGCGTTTGACTGCGAGCTTGAAAGTAGGCGTTCCTTTCGTCCCTCGTTTCATTAGGAATCTTAGCCAATAACAAACCTCCCACGGATACAACACCTGCATGCCTTCCATCGTCAAGCGTAGGAATGTCAAAATCACCTATTTCTTCGGCTTTAACAAGGTCGAAACCTTCTCTCAGCCTAGAACTAACGTTTTTTCTATCTTCCTGTCCAACAATTTCGGCTCTTATCCACCTGTATTCATAACCTTCAGGTGCAGGTGGCGTTTCCAACATTGATGGGGGTCGCCACGGTTTGCGAGCATCACTTTTAGCTCGAGTTTCGGCAGAACGCGAAGTTCTGTTTGTAGTTGATGCCTTTGCATCTGTATTTCTTTCTTTATTCATAATTTTTTTTTACCTTCTGATATGTTTTGCATATTCTTTCAGAGGCACATTTAAACGCCTCGCCATTTCAACTTCACTCTTAGTAAGTTTTACTTGCTTCTTCCTACCAGAGCTTTCACTTCGACCAGC